GATCAGTAAATGAAAGTACCGATGGAGCATTTACTGGATACAATATTAAATTCGGTGAAGGTAATACACCTCCTACAAGTCAATTACCATCAGGGTTTGTATCTGCTGATGTTGACAGTGGTGATTTTACATATGATGCATCAAAGGGTACACTCACAAAGGGAACAGCAACTACTACAAGAGCATATGGTATTGCGACGTCACTACCAATGTCCCAGCGTCAAGCAAAACATGTCGTGAATTTTTCAAAGGCAGGTGCTTCTTGGGCATATGGACTTTCAAGGTATGCTGATGAAGACCAACCAGTCCCTCCATGGGGACAAGCAATAGAAAAGGATTGGTTTGACTTCGGTGTTGCTGAGATCGGTGGTGAACTAAAAATATATCATGCAGTGTGTTCAGACAGTGATGATTTAAAATTAGAACCTAGGGAAGTAATATACTACGGATACACTGGTGCTCTTAATACCAATCCATATGATTTAGGTACTAACTCATCAGGCTATGATGAAGTAGAATTCTTTGTAGATGGAGACCAAGTAGATGTGTATTTAAGGAACTCAGGTACAAGTTCGAGGGATCTATTCTGTAGTCCTGATTTAGGAACTCCATTAAAGGATAATACATTCAAACCGATCAATACGGCATGTGCATTCTTATATCCTAAGTTTGAATTAGTATCGGATTCATCAATATTTAGTATTGTCGCACATGAGGGTGTGAATTTAACTAACTTTGAATATGATGGAAGAACAGCAAGTGATGAACTAACATATCAAGATTTATATGTTACTGGTATTCCCATAGGAAACACAACTAATTGGGATCCTCTACTCGGCGATCTATGTGAAAATAATGACCTTGAAGGTAAATACAATGATTTTGATAATGACCTCGCAACACCGTATGTATTCCAAAAGTTTTCAGATCAATTACCAAAGATTGTTCTTATTGTTGCTCCTGATAATACTAACTATACATACAGCGGTGATGCAAACTGTGCTGCTCTTCTTGGTTTCCCAGGTGAATCCGTACTTGATAATCCTACCCAAACATCAGGATTTAAAACATTTACAAGTCTTATCACTCCTAAAAATACAGCAAAAGAAAGTATGTTTGTAAGACTTACCAGCACAACCCAGAAGTCACTAAACGGTCTAACTGGTAATGAAAGTAAGATAATTTATCATTGTCCAAGGTTTGATACATCTGGGGCGGATCAAGGACAACTATTCTTTGAACCAAATGAAAAGACTTATCTTGATTTAGATAATATTGAAGATATCAAAGTTAATTCATTCTCGGTGGATCTTGTTGATCGTAATGAAGTCCCAATTAAAGGGTTGAACGGAAATACAATCGCAATGTTTCATATTAGAAGGAAAAAACATTTACCAAATACTTCATTTGACCGATAAATTATTTTTTTAGTCAGGAATAAATAAAATATATATAAATATATAAAAATGAGTGATGTATTGCCTGAAATAATCAATGATCCTGATTTAATTGTTGAAAGTGACGAAGAAGACCTATTGGCTCCTGCAGATGAAGTGACCGTTCAAATGGAAGTCAAGGAGATAGATACAGATGATGTATTTGTAAAAAAGGGTCTTAAGAACGCTACTGATCCAGTAGTAAAAAAAGTTAAGTCTGATAAACGTAGGAAACCTATGAGTGAGGAACATAAGCAAAAATTATTTATTGCTCGGCAGAAGGCAGTGGAGTCACGACGAGCCAAGGCAGCAGAAAAGAAAAAGATAAAGGAATTAGAAAGTATAGCAGATGTTAAACAAAAACAAAAGAAATTAAAGGAATTAGAAGATATTGTAAATGATGTACCTGAACCAAAACCTAAAGCGGAGATCGATCCTTCTATCATTGAGAAGGCCATTGAAGATGCATTAACAAAACAAGAAATGTTACGACAAAAAAGGAAAGCAGCAAAGAAAGCAAAATTAGATGAAGATGTCGCAAAAGCAAAGGCACATGAAGTGATTAGACAGGCGGTATATCCTTCTAAATTATACGCAGGTGATCAAGGTTTCGCATCAGCACACATTTATAATTTTCAATAAGATTAATATTTTTTTATAATGTATAATATAACAAATGGATTTTCCTGAAATTATACCAATTAAACAAGAAAATGATGGCGTCGCTAAACCTCATCATGAAAATTTACCTGAAGTAGGAGTTGGTGTCAAAGGTGCTGGAAAGATGCTTTTGATGATCAGTCCTCGACAGACTGGGAAGAGTACGATTATCTCTAACCTTTTTTTAAATGATAACTTATACGGTCAGGATCATTTTGATGACGTAATTGTAATTAGTCCTACAATCAATATGGATAGTACATCGCGATTTATGAAGAAAAGATTTACTTGCTACGATACATATTCTCCAACGATTATCCAAGGTATTACAGAACGCCAGATGTCCTTTGAAGATGAAGACCGCCCTGAGATCGCCGTGGTATTAGATGATTGTGTGGGTCTATTAGATAAACACGTCGCTAATTTAGTTACAAGATCACGTCATTACAATATTAAATTATTGATTGTATCAGTCCAAAAATTCAGAGGTGCTGTAGATCCTATTATAAGATCCAATGCTACTGACGTCATTGTTGGAAGTCCTTTTCCAAATCAACGCGAACTGGGAGCTATAGCAGAAGAGTACGGCGATTTATTCTCGGGTCCCAAGAATTGGTTAAACCTATATAAACGTGCGACTCCTAATAAATATGATTTTGCTTACATGAAGATGTCTAATCCTCCATTGATGTATAAGAACTTTGAAAAAGTGGTGGCGACAGGGGGAGCATCTAAAGAAGAGAAAGAAGAAATAATAGAAAAAGATATGTAAAATAAATATATTATTTATCAGTAAAATGGGGTTTGACATGTATAACATGAGTGATGCTATATCACAAGGCAATGCTCGCACATCACAGATAGATGACTTAAACGAACAGATACGTGCTAATAATGCTACTAAAATTCAGAATGCAAAAGATGCGATCAAACAGAATGTAAGTACCGATAAGGAAATGGGACTTCTTGCTGGAATTAAAGATGCTGTTGGTGAAGGCGGTGCTCTTGCTAACGTACAGGGTAAGGTGAAGGATTATCAAAAAGCGGTCGCGAAACTTGGTGAAGGTGGTAAGCCACCGATCACACCATCAGACCCAGACACCACCAAAACACCTGCTGGATATACGGACGAGGAATGGGACGTATTAGGTGCTGAACCCAGTTCCAAACCTGCTGCCGCGATCACTACAAGCGAAGGTACATTAGCAGAAGGTGAAACAGTTTTGTCTAAGGGTGCTGGTGCTGCTAAGGGAGCAGGAGCAGTAGGTGAGGAACTCAGTACTGGGGCACGCGTCGCGGGAGGTATAGGTCGTGCCGCAGGAACCATTGGTGCTCTTGGTACTGCTGGATTAGATATTGCCGAAGATTTTAAATCCGCCACATCAGGTGGAAGTCTTATTGCTGGAGATAACATTGGAGAAAAAATCGCAAACATAGGATCTATTGGCGGAGCAGCATTAGACATGTTAGGATTTGTTCCTGGTTTTCAACTTGCTGGTGTGATTGGTGCTGGACTTTCGGCAGCATCAGGTGTTCTTGAAGCATCAAGTGAAGCCGTACATACTGCTAGTCAGATAGCAGACGATAAGAATGCAACACCACCTACACAAAATCCTCAGGTTGCTCAGGCATCAATGGCGGGAAGTTTTGCGAATGTAAGAACTTCATAATTAAAATATTTCATGTATTATAAATGAACTTTAAAGAGATTACAAATCATTATCTAAAAGTAAAAAAACCTTTGATATGGATTGACAAGGACTGTGATTTTGCGAAAAATAACTTCCCAAGTACTATTACATTTGATAGAAATATCAAAAAAGATATTTTAGAATATGCATCAAAGATGGATAAAGGTAAATGTATTATAGATGCTGGAGGTCATATTGGAGATGGTGCTGTTGCTTTCGCTCATACTCTCAATGAAATAGGTAGAGGGGATATAGTTGTTTATGCGATTGAACCAGAAAAATATAAATGTGATTATATTGAAAAAATCAAAGAACTAAATACATTAGATAATCTTGTAATAATACAAACAGGTCTTACAGATAAAGATTGTTCATATAAAAAGAGACCATCTAAATCAATTAATACTGGGGCAACTGTTTTTTTAGAAGGAAATGATTTTAATTTTACTACATTGGATAATCTAAAAAAAGAAGGTAAAATAAATCATAGTGTAGGTATTATACATTATGATTTAGAAGGTATGGAACAAAAAGCGTTAGATGGGTCTTTGAATATATTAAAAACGGATAAACCATATCTATCAATTGAAAATCATAAAAGGGCAGGGGGTTTAAAGAATAAAACAGATAATGAAAATCTCTATGTTCTTCCTGATGAGTATAAATACAACAAATTGATAAATCAAAATCAAATATATATCTTTGACAAAGGATAATTTTTAATAATTAATTTTTTAATAATTTTTTTATATCAATACATTAATAAATGTCTGGATTCTTTGTTGCTGATAACAAAATACCTCTTAAGGAAAGTTATGTTGCGATCCCATCACAGAATGGGTTGTCATACAACGCCCAAAAATTAATTGAATTTTATATTCCTCCTAATATTGATGCCTTTAAACCTAAGAACTCTTACCTTCAGTTTGATGTTGAATTATCCCAAGATGAAAGCGGTGGTCTAAGTACTCGTCTTCAGTTAGATGAACTTATTGGTGGACAGGTTTTAATTGATACGATTAGGATTCACTCGGGGGACAAGACTGAATTATTGGAAGAAATCCGCCACTACCCAGTTCATGTAGCGACTAAGTATGCTTATCATTCTAATCCTTCCCTTAAAAATCTCCGTGCTATTAATGAAGGTGCTGGTATCTATACACCTGATTCACGTGGAACTGAAGGAACTACTAAATCTAATTTAGCAAATCATAAGTTTAGTCCATACTACAAGGGTAGCGTTGGAGCGACTGCTACTGCATTCACTAATGCTAATGCCTATGGTAAAACTAAATTGAAACTTCCACTTCACACTGGACTATTCCAAAATGACCGTGTTGTCCCTGTTGGATTGATGAATGGTCTATTTGTAACTATTCTTACTTCAGAAAATAAACGTGTATTCCGTCAGTTAGATTCGGTAAGTCTAAACCGTCGTCTTCCACTAAATCCTTTTTTCCATTCCATTGACAACAACACGGGAACTCCTGGAAAATGGGAGGTCGCATCAACCGCGTCAACGAATGTATTTTACATTAGTGCTGCCGAGAACAACCAATTTGAACCTGAAAATTTCCCTTTTGTTGTTGGTGAAACATTTAAGATGGCTAAATATGATGATAGTACTGACAATGCATTTACTCCTGTTGCTAAGATCTCCCAAATATCTGCGGTGGGAGCTGGTGTTAATAGACGTATTCAAGTCACTTTAACTGCTTCTTGTAATCCAGCAACGGAAATATTGACTGATGGCGGATATGCTATGTATTCTACTACGGTATCTTCTAATGCTACATATGCCCCATCATATGAAATCAGTAATGCTGAGTTAGTCTTAAACAAGATTGACATGGGGGCTCAGGCTCGAGCAGAAGCACAAAAAGATATGCGTGAAGGTAAAATGATGGTATACGATTTCCTAACAACCCAAGTATATAATTACTCTCAGTTAAAGGGTGATCGTGTTGCGAACATTGGAATTCCAGCAAATCATCAAAGGGCAAAATCCATCGTTTGTGTACCGACTGATGCAGGTGTAAGGTCTACATCAGACAGTATCACTTGTACTGGTACCTATGAAATCCATGGAGCACCTGATACTAAATTACTTTCAAGTCAATCAGGGATCGCTGGAATAAGTGATGAACTTACGGAATACTTCTTTTTCTATGACGGTCGTAATCAACCTTCATTGAATGTCAATACTACGAAGGTTTCAAGTAAGACCTCAATTGATGCAATCCATCTTCTTGAACTTGATAAAGCATTAGCTCAAGCCGATATGCCTGCTCTTCAAATGTCGCGATTTAATGAAAACTTTTGTATTGGTCGTGCCTTATCACTGAACAACGGTGTTTATGATATGCGTGGTAAGGATTGTAGACTGAATGTCTTGTACCAGAACCCTGCTGCTGATGGAGTTCCTGGATTTGATAAACTTTGGTGTAACTTTGTATATCACATACGTCGTATTAATATTCGTGCGGATAGTATCCAAGTAGAAGTATAAATCCTTTTTTTGAAAAATTATCATTTAAATAAATATATAATACTCTTATAAAAAATGAGTATCATATATTCCGAGGTTCAACCAAGTAATGTCAATAGTACCCAAAAGGTTTCCTACAAGAAGGGTAATCCAATTGTATCCTTTTTAATTGGAGCACAACCTCATATGTTAGACGCGGGAAGTGTTCGCATCAGTGGTAATATTCAATTCTTTAAAGATTCCGCTGGTGCATCAGCAACTACCGCCGATCAGTTGTCAATTGATGAAAAGTTGGCGATCTATTCTATCTTTGAAAAAGTAACTGTAACGTCCCAGCGTTCTCGTCAGGTAATAGAAACTGTAAATCATTACGGACGTTTTCTTTCCAGTTATGTTCCGTATGTTAATTCCAAGGCGGATAAGTTTTCCCACATGAATGAAATGACTTTATCTCTTCCTAATTATGAAGCACAGAAAAGGGAATTGGTAGATTTCCCTGCTACGTTTGTTGGGAACAGTTTTTGTATTGCGATCCCTACAGGCTTCCTTTCATCAGGAAACATGGTTCCTCTTTCGAATGAATCCCTTGGTGGTATAGAGATTTCCTTGAACCTTGCACCTGATTCACAGGTACTGTACGCACAGAACGGTGTTACTACTGGACTAGAAGATGCCTTCTATGAATTATCTAACCTTAGACTTCACAGTGAATTAGTTGTACCTGCTGATCCAAGAAGTATGCTTCCAAGTGAAGGTCAATTAACCTACAATGCTATCACGAGTTATTTTAACGTAATTAATTCTACGAACGCCGTTGTTAATTTTAATCTTGGAACTTCAAGAACTCTCGGCATATTTATGAATATGTGTCCTTCAAGATATTTGAATAACATTAAATTCAATTCATTTTCTACTACGACGCCCCTAAACAAGGACGGCTCACAGGCACCAATAAATCAAATCATTTTTACGAAAGCAGGAATGAGAATGCCTATTGCTTTCAATATTGATACGAATGTTAAAGAAAATGCTTCAATCGCAACGATTGATCCGCAGGTTGTAACATTTGCGAGAAGTGCTATTACTTCGGGGATCAATTTAAGATCAGAGATTTCCCCTGTTAATACCAACCGTGGATATCTTGGTGATACTACCCCACTCACGGCTGATGGCGGTCCCATGGAATGCATTGGAGTTCCGTTTGATACTACTGGAACTGGTGTAGGTGAAGACTTTTCTACTGCTCCTTTTGGTATTCAAATGGAAGTCGGTTTAACTACTGAGTCGCCGAATGCCCTTTTCCTGTTTGTTCATTCACGCCAGACTCTTGTATTTGGTCCCACAGGATTACAGGTAATTCAATAATTAGTCCTAATGAAAAATTTTTTTTTTTAAATTATTTTTATATTTTCAAATATCAAAACATGTCTGCTATTCAAGAAACCGTATCTACTTCTGCTCCTAAAATGGACGCATCTAATGTTCCTGATCTTATCCGTGTTGGTGCTATTCAGACCAACATGTCTATGGACGTGACTAGTGATGTACTTGACCCAATTGTTAATAATCAGTCCAACTGTCGTTTCGTCTTGACTAACAAGGGATACTTACACGATGGATCGCGTATTACCTTATGCTGTAAAGGGAATGCTTCTACTCCCGAAGGTGCTTTCTTCCCACTTGGTGTCGGGGTACATTCCTTAATCAAAAGAGCAACTCTAAGAGTTGGTGGTAATACTATCTCTGAAACAGATGATTACAACCATCTCACTGCATATTCAAGTATTTTCCTTTCCAATGAAATTAACCAAGAACGCGAATCATTTATGTCGGCAAGAGCGATGGCTCACCAGTTCCGTTACAATGATACTGCTGGGGCACAATCCAATACTTCTGCCGACACCTATGGTGTTGGAAATATTAATGATTACAATGAAGGTAATTTAGAAGTCCCTGTTCAGCAGGACGTAAACAATGCTCCAGTATTTTCTGTGACGCTTGCTGAATTATTCCCTTTTATGCGAGGTCTTAATTTACCATTATTCGCCATGAAACAAGCTGTCACTATCGATCTTGTATGGGAAGATCAGGTAGGTGGTCGCGTATCTGTAAATGGTCTTAATACTGATATTGGATCTTCTATTGAAATGGATTTAACTGAAACCAAACTTGTTGCGGATCATATTTTCTATGATGGTGAAGTTATGTCACAGCAACTTGCTGCCTACAATTCTCGGGCAACTAATTTCGCATACAATGATTATCGCCTAACCAAAACCACTTTATCAACCGATGATGCTAAGAATTCTGTTCGTAATTTAGGTGGTGCTGGACGGATCGTTACAAAGGTAATCAGTATGATTAATGACGATAACCGCACTGAAAGATTTGTCTGTAATAAATATTCTGCTATTGCTCCCGAACGTGATTATACTACGGTGGGTAGCATGGCGAATGGTACTCTTGCGACTAATATTAGATACAATGATTTCTTTGTATTCCCGATTGATCTTAGCAACACGGCGGTCTTGTTTGACAAGATGAGTCGTGCTGAATATTCACTACCATTTGTAACACGTGAAGAATATGCTGCTGAAGGTAATGTCCTCACCGCGGATAAATTTGAAGAAAATGTACAGAATGCTTCCACTGGTGTTCTTGGAAACTTTTTCTTCCAAGCATACAAACTCCCATCTGGTCGTGTCAA